CGCGCCAGAGTCGTCCCGTTGACGTCCTCGCGGAGTAGTCCCGGCACGTTCTCGTTGTCGATAAGCTTGCGCGTGAGCGCCATCGACGCGGGAGGCGCCTTGCCTTCTCCTGCGACGATGCCTTTGACCGCTTGTCGGCTGCCTGCTTCTTCTGCGCCTCCGAGCGCCCGGCCGATGCCAACGCCGACGCCGTGCGCAACCGCTCCGCCCGCTCCGCCGAGCGCAGCGCCGACGCCTATATCCCTCGCAATGCCTCCCACGTCGGTCGCTTCGCTGGACCCTAGACCACCGAGCCCACCGGCCAGCGCCGACTTCGCAGCAACCGTACCGAGACCAGCACCCTCGGCGATGCCGAGACCAGGGACGAACATCGACGCGAGTCCGCCGGCAACCTCGCCGCCACCGTACAACGTCGAGTGCGCCGCTTGCGCGCGGGCGTTCGCCTGTCGCGCCGAATCGCGCGCTTGCTGGTAAGTCTTGTCGGTAAAAATAGACTGGAGCGCGCCTTGAATCTCGTCGCCGAAGCCCAAACTAACCCCAGCGAGCGCGCCTCTGCCGAGGGACTCCAGCGCGCCGACTTCGCCGGGCGCCTGCACGCTACCCTCGTCGGGCGTCAAGCCGGCGGGTGCCTGAATCGAACCGGCGTCCGGAATCAAGTCAGCCATTCGGCACCCACTTTCCGCCGCGGAAGATTATCGGCTTGCCGCCGGCGGTCGCCGTCGAGCCTTCAGCGGTTCCACCGGAAGACGACGCCGTGGGTGCCGTCGGCGCGGCGATATCAGGATAAAGTTGCGCACGCGACGACTTCGCGAAGTTCGGGTTCTTGAGCGCGTGCGGCGTCATGGCGACGCTCTTTTCTAGCTCATCAGCGCGCGCCTTGTACTCGGCGATTCGACCTTCGAGCGGGACGCCGATCATACGCTTGGCGGCGGCGCGGAATTCCTTGCCAGCCGTGCCGTCCCAGTTCTGCGAAACCTTGTTCGAGATTTCGCCCGATGCGCTAACTAGGTTCGGCAAGATCGCGTGGAGTTGCCCCATCGACACGCCGCGCGTGCCCTGCCCGGCGTCTGCCGCGATCGCTTTATCGATTTGCGCGGTCACTTCGCCGACGGACTTGGCGCCTTCAACGTCGGCGCCGGCAGAACGGAGCGCAGCGACTCGGCGCCCAATCTCTTGCGCCTCTTTTCCGTGCGGCCCGCTCACGTACGTGCGGAACGCGGCTTCGTCTGCCTTTTCGTCGCCACCACCTGCGGCTGCCTTGTTTTTCTCGATGCCTACGCGAGCCATGTCCGCCTGAGCGCGCAGCATATCGGCGCGCGCGGAAATCATCTTGGTCTTCGCTGTTTCGCTCGCGTCGTACGCCTTGATCCGGGCGTCGGTGACCTGCAAATGCTCCTTCGTCGCCTCCGCGCCGAGCTTCGTCGATAGCGTCGCAGCGCGCGCCTTCGCTTCGTCGGACTGGCTCTCTAGCGCCACTTGGTCAACGCGCTCTTTCGCGGCGTCGAGCACGGCGGCGTGCTGCTGGAGCATGTCGATGAGGCTTTTCGCATACTGGTCGCGCGCCTTGTCGTTTACTAGTCCCTGTTGCGTCGCATATTTGAAAAGGTTGTCCGTCTGCTCTTTCTGCCGATCGAAATAGCCGTCGACGTTGTGCTGAATCACCTGCGATGCTTGGTTGACGTTCGAGCCGAGAAGTCCCGCGCCTAGTCCTGCCAGCACGACGCCGATACTGGCACCGACGTGTGCGCCTTCACGGCCCTCCCAGAAGTCGGGGATCGTCTTGTTTTTGGCGATTTCCAGGTTCGCCGTGTCTTGCGCGTTGAGCTCCGCCTGCCGGTCGCGCACGTACACCTGTTGAGCGGCGAGGTCTGCCGCCTGCTGACGCGCCGCGTCCGCTTGGTCGGCCTTCGCCGATGCCTGGCGCGCCAAGCCAACCTCCTCCACGTCACCGGCGTTGGTCGCGGCGTTCTGCTGCGCCAGCGTGTTCGCGTCCACCTGCGAATCGAGCGCGCCGAGCTCGTTGGGAATACCGCCACCGGGCGCTGCAGCAGGCGCTCCGGGAGCTCCAGCGGCCTTTGGACGGCGGATAGGCACGACGGGCGCCAGCGGCGCCTCGGGCGCAACCGGCGCTGTCTGAGCGGCGTCGGGCATATCTACGGGGGCCGTGATGGGCGCCGTCAGAAGAGAGAAGTCCGGACCTGGCGAAGCGGCCGGCGGAGGGGCACCGTGCGACAAGGCTGCCTGTTGCGCGATTGGCATCGGCGCTGGCGGAGGTGCCAGCGGCTGTACCGGGACCGGGTTACCGGCTTCGTCTAGAAACGGCATTTAGACACCCTGCGAGGCCGCGTAGCCCGGCTGCTGCTGCGAGTAGAGTTGTCCGTACGACGACGGCGACAGTCCCGTATACGCGCCGCCGGCTGCAGCCATCGACGCCCCAGCGCCGCTTCCAGCTGCGCCACCCGCGCCGCCCGAAAAGTACCCGCCGAGCGCCGCGCCGCCGCCCGATAGTAGTCCGCCCATGACCGCGTTCGAGGTGGACTGTTGACGGTTCGCGTTATTCGTGTCGACGCCCGCCGCGGTCTGCGCATATCCGAGGCCGGTCTGAAGATTTGTGCCGTACAGATTGCCCGCCTGGTTGCCCATGTTGGCCGTTACCTGGCCGTACTGCGCACGCGCAGCGGCAATCTCCTGAGCACGGAGCAACGCCTGTTGCTGGGCAATCTGGTCAGCTTGGTTTCCCGTTTGCTGACTGGCCAGGTAGCGCGCGAGGACCGAGTTTTCACCAGACCCGCCGGCTCCCATGGCCAAGCCGTTATTGAGATTTTGGCCAAGCGACTGCTGGAGTTGCGACGAGGCGACGGACGGCCCGGCGCCGCTGATCGCGTTCCACAGATTGCTGGCGAGCCCGTTTTCGCTATTGAACGCTGACTGCGCGTCGCCGGCATACTGGCCGGCTCCGGCATTCATCGCCGTTGACTGTTGCGTGTACGGCGAACTCGACACGGGCGCGGCGCCGAAGAGGTAATTTGAAAAATTGGAAAAGTTTGCCATCTCTACCTCTGTTTCATTGTTACGGACTGCGGGAGCTTATTCAGGCCGACCGGTTCGAGACCGACTTGAGCGGAAATGGTTTCAAGCGCGAACGTGGCACCTGGCGAGATTATGCCAGCAAAATCGGGATAGATGCGCACGTTATATACGCTCGCGTCCTCGGGGTTCGGGTTGAACGGTAGGACGTACGGCGAGACCGCCGCTAATGGTCCAAAGTTGCACGTCGGCCAACCGTCCTCGGGGTAGGTCAGGACGACGTTGGCGTTATGTGGGCCCTTGTAGGTGCCGTTCGCTTGAAACTCCCAAACTTTTTTCAAGCCGCGGATGTTGCCCAGTGCCATGTCGGCGATCGTGACGTCAGGCCCTGCGATGCCTGTCGTGACCGCGTTGACCGTATCGGCCGACGTTCCAGGGGTCACCAGGGCGACGACGTTGGCATCCTGATAGGCCGCTGCGCCGTTTAGCGAAGCGAGCAGGACGCCCGCGGTCGGCATATTCCATTCGTACCAACACTGCGGAACGCCGTCATAGACGCAGAGCACCTGTGATCCAGCCTGCATGACGAACAGACGCTGCGTCTTGTCGACGCACATCCCGCTGACGGTGCCAGAGAGAGTGTCAAGCATGTCCTTCGACAGCCACTTGTTTTCGAGCTGGCGCGAGATTAGCCACACGCCTCCCGCCGTCGAGTCGTACACGACGCCTTCGCGAATCGCCTCGGCGAATCCGTTGGCTGAGCCGTTCGGGAACGGCATGCGCACGGGCGTAGGGAGCGATCCGTTTCCGCCAGTCGCATCTGGAAACTGCGCAGCCGGGATGTACCAGATGGAATTTGCGCAAAGCACCACGAGGTATTCGTCCATCCCGGCGCAAGCCATCGGCGGATCCTCAGCCGCGAACGGGAACCGGAACGCCGGGTTGTACCACGTCGCATCGCCCTCCTGGTTTTCGCCCGACATCCACACGGCGTTGTCATAGCCGATCACCCACTCGCGGTTCATCCACGACCGGAACCCGCTGCGAAACGGAGGCGCGGGATAGCGCGGGAGCAGCGACTTGTCGGTGTAAAGGATCTCACTCGCGTTTAGCCCGCTGTCGGTGTTCGTGTCGATGTAGTGCCATGTGAACGTGTCGGGGAACGAAAAGCCGCTCGCATTCGTGACCGAAATCGGAGCGAGTCCGTTGATGTTCAAGTCGTTCGTGATCTTGAAATGCTGCGCCGTCGGCTGCCCGTTGATGAACGCCGTTCGATAGAGCGAGATCCCGCTTAGGCGCGTGGTTGGCCCGTACGTGTTCGCCACGCCGAGACCTGTGGACCCAAGCGGGTATGGCAGGCGCCCGCCGTAGGTCGCCACGTTGTTCGTGCCTGACATGTTGACCTGCAGGGCCGGCGACGGAGCGGAGTAGGTACGCCGTCCGTTTTCGTCGGTGTACTCCAACACGGCGACGACGAAGTAGACCCCGCCGAGCGTCAGCGCTAGCGTGCCCGCCGCAGCGACCGACTGCGCCACTATGAACGGCGTTTCGGGAGCAAGATTCTGCCCGTCCTCCAGGAAGCCGCCCGGCGTGTAGACGGTGGCCATCGGCCCGGGGATCGACAACTCGCCGTTCGACGAGAATGGCCGCCCGTGTTTGGTGCCCAGCGTGAACGCCTTGAGCCCGACCGTCGACACGTACGACTCTTCGACGATGTTGACCTGCCCGGCTGGCGTCGTTTCCAGCGTTGCGGCGGTGACGTTCTGCGCGCGGTAGGGGAGCACGACTTGCAGCCCTGCCGTCGTCAATGGTACGGAGGCCACGTCGCCCGGGTACAGGCTAGGTCCATGTGTCGCGTCGCTTTCGATGCGCCAATCTGAATACGCCAGGCCACGCTCGAAGCATCCGACCGTCGGCTGCGTGCCGGACAGCGGAACGAGAAACCAAGTCGGTTGGAACTCGGGATTGATGTTGTTGGCGATGAACAGCGTGATCGTGACTGGCCCGCCAGCGTTAAACGCCTGGTTCACCTGGTTCGCAAGCCCATTCGTAGGAATCGTGTTGATGGTACCGCTGGCGTTGAGCTGCGTAATCTGATAGACGCCGTTGTTCGTCGGGTCAGCGCCTTGTACCGACAGGAAGGCGTTTTGATACGACCAATTCAGCGGGAACAGCGACTGGAGGTAGAATGTGTTTGGCGGCTGCGACGTAAGCTGCACCTGAACCGTTGGCAGCGGCAGGGAGAAAATCTGCGGCAGTATTGACGTCGCGCCTGCCGTCGTCAGGCTGATCCCCGATGCCGCCGTCACGACGTATGTGCCGACGTTTCCCGGAACTGCGGGGTCAGTCGTCACCACGATATCAGTGCCGACGAATGACGAATCGAAAAGGCCGCTCGAAAAGTACCATGTGTTGGGAGAATTCGGCGTCACGACGGCGGCGAACGTGTCGGTAGAAACGAACGTCTGAGCGACCCACTGCACCCAAACCTGCGTATACGTGGCTCCGCCGTAATACGACGGATTCATGCCGGGATAGTTCGGCGCCGCGCCCGCGGAGGTGGAGATGCGCTTAATCGCAAAGGTCCCGTTATTCCCGCTGCCACCAGCACCGGATACAGTGATCGTGCCTCCGTTCAAGTAGAACGCGGCGATCCCAGGGGCCGTGATGATCGATGACAGATCGTTCAGCCCGTACGTCACCATCGAGGCGATCGTGAAATTGCCGGCCAGCGTGAACGTGTTACCGACGTGCGAGTTGCCGTAAATGTCCTGCACGGGCGTGTAAGCGTAGTTGCTGACGTTGTTGTTATAGACGAGTATGTCAAACGTCGAGTTCAACCCATTCGCGCCCGCGACCGTGAATCGTGAGCCCTGGTAGAAATAGGGGCCGCTCAGGTTCGCGAACGACCACCGGAGCAGCGGCGTGCCGTCGGGAATTCCGACCGAGGAGTTCCCGGACGACGGGACTATCACGGCGGTATCGCCGGCCAAGATCGACGTTGAAGTCTTCGCGGCCGTCACGAACACGCCCTGCGCGTTCGTCGGGTTCTGCGTCGTGGTGAGCGGGCTCCCCGTCGTCTCGTCCCCTGCGGCGACGGTGATCGATTGCACCAGAGCGCCGATCATGTAATCGCCATTCGTGATCGCCACGTTCTGCGTCTGCGGAACGATGCCGATACCGCTGCCACTCTGATAGTAGCCATAACAGCAATATTGCCCGTCGATCGCGAACGCCCGCGAGACGGCGCATAGCGATTGCGTCGTACGCAGAACCGTCGTGCTGTTCGTGCGGCCGGTCTGAAACGTCTTGATGTACCTGTACGCCGGATCGTATAGCGGGCCGCTCGTGTAGACGACGCCGCCCGGCAGGTAGGTATATGCCACGTTGACGATATAGCCACCGGGGACAGCGTTTGTTACCCACCCGATCACGGTGTCCGGGTTGCTGCCGTCTCCGGTCGTTACGCCCGGATTGAAATAGTGCGTCTGTACCTGGTTCGTGATTTCGTATACCTGGATCGCGCCAGTGCCGCCTCCCGAAACCGTGGCGAGGTATGCCAGCCCGTTGCCTGTGTCGTTCGTCAAAAACGACAGGCGCAGCCAGCCGTAGACCATTGTTACATCTGTCGATATGTTGGTTTGTATGGCGGAGCCGTTCCATTTGACAGCCATCGTCGTGATCCCGCCCGACGCGCCAGAATAGGCGCCTTGAGCATAGAGTACCGTGTATCCGCCGGTGCTCGGCGCGGCGATAATATCCCACGCTCCTGGGGTCGTGGAACCGGAAGGTAGCGCGATGCCGGACTGTCCGAGGTATAGGCCGACGCCATTGTAGGCGTTGACCAGCACGTTCGTGGCGTTGTTGAAAAACACAAAGAAGGTTGTTCCATCCGTAACGACCTTCGCCATCGTGACGACGGCCGATGACGCCGCTTGAAACAGTACCGTGGGCTGCAAGAGCCACGTCCCATCGTCCGCCCTGAAGCTGACGTAAGAGCACGTCAGGACGCCGGTTGATACGGTAACGCTTTCCGTCCAGACGTAGCATGTGACGCCGGCAAGCCACGCGCTGTCAGGCGCCTGAATCGTCTTCTGCGACGTGTGAAGCGTCGCCTGCGACAGTATGTTCGTGAGCACCTGGTTATTCGGATACGTGCGCCAGCTCGCTCCGTCGAACACGCGTGGTTGAGCATCGGCGATCGAAACGAACTGCGTTCCAAGCGAACCGAGCAATTCGGGTGGCGTCCACGCCGGAAAACTAGACGCTCCGCTTGTGACCGCCTTAGACGCAGACGGCAGAGAAACGAACGCGTCGCGCTGGCCGACTTCGATCTTGGCGGGCGTTATGCCAGTTTGACCGCCGTACTGCGGCTCGTAGCGGCGAACTTGCCCGTCAACCAGGTGCTGCAGCCGGCCGAGCGGTCCCATCGTCGGCGACGGCACCTGGTTTGGCGGACTGATCGAAATATCCACCACGCCGGCCTGGAGTGGCATTACGCGTCCCCCCAGCCGCCGTCACCCTGCCCCCACATGCCGCCGCGCCCGCGCAACATCGGAGGCTGCGTAGGCTCGTCTTTCCGGCTCGACAGGACGGTCTCGATGCGGTCTTTCTGGACCTGCAGTCGCGCTTCGAACGAGTCCACCGGCATACCGCGCTTGTTGCGAACGGTGATGCACGCCTGCGTCTTGATGTACTGAACCCACGGGTTCATGATCTGCGGAAGCGCATAGAGCGTGTTTGGTAGCTGCACGGTCATAGCGAAGCCCGCGCCGGTCGTTTCGTTCACGAGCCCGGTCGGCGACGTCTGTATGTTGCTTAGGTCGAGCACGGCTGTGATCACATGGGCGCCGTTGTTCCCAGGGTTCGGCGATCCAGTGACGAGAATCGTCAGGCCGACGTGGCTCTGGTTCCACGCGGCGTTGGTAAATGCCCAAGTGCCAGTGCTCGCGACGATCGTGTTGCACACCGCAGTGACCAGCCCTGGAATTGCGGTAGGCAAGCCGAGCGGCGTCCAGACGGGCGTGTAGTAGAGCAGGTATGAGCCGGCCGCGTTTACTGCCGGCAAAACGACTAGTTCATTTCCGAGGAACGTGTACGCCTTCGGCCCGCAGTTCGGGCCGAAAATCTGGTAGGGCATCGAGCAGGAATTGCGGTCGAGCCAACTAGGGAGGTATCGCAGCGTGTACGGCTGCTGCGTGCCGGGGTTCACGTCTACGCTGTGCCCTTGCTGAAAATCGAGCGGGAGCAGAACGAAGTTAAGCCCGATGCCGCCAACGAGCGTGAACGGGAACTGTGAGACGTTGTAGAGTTGATTCGCCGTCGTAAACGTGTCGTATAGCTCGGCGCCAGCGTCCGACAGAACGACCGCTAGTTGCGCGTCCGTGTAGACCTGGCTGACATTCAAATCCGAATCGGTGCGCAATTGCGCAACCAGATCACTGACGAGGTAGGTGATTGTCGCCATCAGACGCGGCGCGACCCGGACGCCCTAAGACGCCGGGTCGCGCTCCTCATTTTCCTGTGATCCGAAGAATTGCCTGTTCGAAGGCCGACCCGTCGCCGGACTTGATCGCCGCGAGTGCAACGTCTCCGTCACTCTCGCCGGCTTCCGCGTCCGGCGCTGCGCCGTCCGAAGGCGCTTCGTCGCCATCCGGCTCGTCAGCGCCGCTATATTTCTGCATCACACGGTCGGCAAATTCGGCCATGTTATCTCTTCAGCATGAGACGGACGGCGACGATATCGCTCGTTGCGACGACTACCGCCGTGCCGTCCGATCCCTTGAGGAATGTGATGCCGACCGTGTTGGGCGCAGTGCTGGCCGCGCCGACGTTCAGCGTGGACACCACTCCGTAGCATCCTGCTCCAGCGGAGAAGGATGCCTGCTTCAGGGTAATGAGCGCGTTTAGGAATTCCCCGTACACGTCTTGCAACGTGATGAGGTATTCCGTGGACGTTAGCACTACCGACTTGATCCCCCTGCTGCGCGTAAGCGCAGTCGGAACCACGCCTGACGTGCCGGCGGTGAACACGAGATCGACATTCACAGAACGATCCGTGAAGTCGGCCGCATCTTGCGAGATGTCTGAGCGATCCATGTTTTCTCCTTTTAGACCGCAGAGACTAGGTTGATGGCACAGTCAACATGCCGTTATGCCCGGGCGCCGTGCAGTACACGAACGCAGCGAGACGATAGGCGACGATCGCCGTGTCGGTTCCAGGAACGGTCTCGACGGGGTTATCCGTCGCGGTGGCCGGTCGCAGGTGCTTGTTACCCGGCGCGCCGAGGACCCACGTGGATTTATCGAGGATGGCGATATATGCGGAGTTCCAATTGCTCGACCCGACGAGCGCCATGTCACCGCGCGGGCCGGCAATCGTGACGACTTTGAAGAACACATCGATATCGGGACCCTTGAGACCCTGGGTCATGTAGCGGTTCTGTGTCTGCAGAATCGCGTTGATCTTGCCGAGGTTGGCGAACGACATCACGATGAGGTCGGGAGTCGCACCGGGAATGTCGGCGATCGAGTAGGCGAGCTGATTGATACCTTCGAGCAGGCCCATCGGCGTGCCGGCTGCGCTGATGTCCAGGTAAAGTCCCGCGAGCTTGCCCTCGTTCACCGAGCGGTTGACGGAGAAGAACGAATCGGCCCCGGATACCGGGCGGCTTGCGGCCGGCGGAATCCAACCCGGGACACCCGGCCACTGCGACGGCGAGGTCGACGCGATCATGGAGCCCTGGAGTCCGATCACGTGCGTGTCGGTCGGAACCCAGGAGTTCGAGTCAGCCACGATAATCGTGTTTGTGGACTGCGCGACGCTCGTTACGGTGAAGTACGCCGTGGCGCCCACGTCCAGTGATCCAGCCGCCGGAGTCGCCTTCGATACGTACTTCGCGCCCACCGTGATGTGGTTCACGTCCGAGCGGGACGACAACACAAGCGTGTAAGCGCCGGTGCTGCCCGAGTGGCTCTTGATGGTCGCCACCTCACCGTAGCCCGACGCGCCGAGCGCCTGGTCGAGCTGCATATTTCCCGAGTCCATTGCCTTCTGGGACTCGTCGAGCAACAGATCGACGACGCTGTTGTCGTCGCCGTTCGCGAACACAGCCTGGTCGAGCGGGACCAGCGCTTCGCCGTAGCACTTGAACGCCGTGACCACGAACGCCTGACGGCCGAGCAATCCGGCGTTGGCGTAGGCAGTCGCGGCGGTGGCCGACATGCCGGGGCCGAAGTCGGTGATGAGCGGCACTTTCACCGCGTCGCCGGACTTGTCCTCCTTTTTGAAGAGGCCGATTATCGCTGCGTAGCTGGAGCCGAACGCCATATTTTCATAGGCGCGCTCCAGGTCGTTCCGGAGTGTAGTGTCGACGGTTGCTGAAAAGAAGCCCATGTTGACCCTCGCTTTTGAGCCGTCGCGCCATTGGCGCGGGCGGCGTTGTCGTCATCAGCGACCTGCTAGCGGGGTCAACGCGGATGCTGGGTTTACAAGGCCCAGCGCAACTAGTGAATCATAAGGCTTGACAAAAGTCAAGACCTTGCGCGGCGTTCGCGCTTAAGCTCCTCGATCGTCGCGTTTTTCTTCTTCGGCAGGATAGTCGTTACGTTGCCGCGCATGCTGCGGTCGATGGTACGCGGCGCTGACTTCTTCGCTGGCCGCTCTTTCTCAGTCTCGGGGGCGCCGTACAGCTTGGCGAGCTTGGCGCGATCTTCCTCGGCGACTTCGAGCGCGGCACGCAAGAGGTTGTTTTTCTCGGCGTCGTTCAGGTCTCGGCCCTTCTCGGCCATCGAGAGCGCTTTCGCCTGTTCGTACGCCGAGTCCGCGCCCTTGAGCGCTTCGCGGACCCAATCCCCGGAACGCGACAGGTAGGGGAACTGATCCTTGAGCCCCGTGACCTCGTCGATGATTTTCGTGACGCCGAGCTCGCGCTGGGCAGCGGCGGAAGCCGAAAGCTGCGCCTTGGTCTCGGCGTTGTCCTTTTCAAGCGCGTCCAGTTTGGCCTGCAGCGCTTTCTGCTCTTCGGTGACAACGGGCTTGCCGTCGCCAGCGCCAACCACTTCGCGGACAGCGGCGTTGAAAGCGTCGAGCCCCACCAGGTCGCGAATCGCGTCGAACGGCTTCCCCTTGGCGATTAGGTCCGTCGCCTTGGCGACTTTCGCGGCGCTCGCGGCACTCGGTTCCAGTTCGCGCAACTTCCGCCGCGCCTCGGTCAGCTCCGTGTTCAGCTTTGTGAATTTCGCAAGCGACCTGTCATCGATATCGACTTCGGCCGTCTTGACCGCCTTCGCCGGCTTCTCAGCCGGCGGCTTGACTTCCTTGGGTTCCGGGGCCACTGCGCCTTTTCGCGCGGCCTTGAGCGCCTCGATTGTGTTCGGCGCCGGCTCGGGTTCTCCGGCGGTGAGATCCGCGGTCTTCGGCGCCGCTACGCCCGCAGCCTTGGCGTTGATCGCTGCGGCCGCTTCTTCGGTGATGGCCTGAATCATTGGTGTCCTCTATATGGGCGGTGGAGGGGCGGGTGGTGCTGCGTTCGGCGGGATCGGAAACGGAGCCTGTATCGCCCCTGGCGGTGGAGCTGCAGCTGGTTGAATGCCGACGCCGGGAGGTCCAATCGGCATGCCGGGGCCGGGGGGCGCGGGAGGTGGCATCGCGTCGTCGATCATTTCCTGGACCTGGGACATCCACTGCAGTATTTGGTTGAGGTTTTTCTCTGGAGTGCCTTTGCCAGGTCCGGCCATCAGGTTCCGCCCCTTTTCGAGCAGGTATCGCGACTGAGCGTTTTCGCTGGCAGCTTGCAGGTCCATCCATGGCTCGGGCGGCTCGTAGCCCTCGTCGAACACGATCATGTCGAGCACCGTGTCGATGTAATCCAGCGAAGCGTTCGCGAGATTTTGATAGCCGTCGATGTCGGGCACCTGTTCGAGCCGCATTTTGATCGCTCGCGTGATCGAGCCCTCGGCGAACCACGTATCAATCTGCTGCTGTTTCGCCGCAGCCGACTGCGACATTTGCGAAATCTTGAACACGCGCAGTGAGTACGACGACTCGGCGATCTTAACGTCGCTCCACTTGATTTCTTGTGTCGTACGGCCGGGCAAGCGCACCGTAGGCTTGCAAACTTCCGCAGCTTCGATAACCAGTACGCCGATTTGTTCGATGAAGTCTTCGAGGTGCTGCATCAAGTCGACGTGCGCTTCGTCGTTTACCTCGTCCTCTTTTTCGACCGCGATGCCGCTCGTAAACTTCGGCTTCTGTCCGCTCGCGACCTGGTCGTTTAGCCGAAACCGCTCCTTGATGGCGTTCCGCAGAATTTGGACCCAGGCGTACTGTCCCTGGCTCGCCGACTCGGGGAAGTCGAATTTAGGCGGTGTGCCGGTGTAGGTATAGATTCCGTTCGACACGTCGGCGAGCGCGTTGGGGTTGACGTTCGAGCCCTTCATGATCCCGATGCGCGGCCAGGCCCCGCGACGGTGATTCTCATCGATGGCGCTGTACTGAAAGTCGAGTGACCGCAGAAGGCCGATCACCTGTTCAGGCATGCCCTGCCCGAACCAGCCGGTAGACATGTCGTTGAACACGAGACGCGCGACAGGGAAATGGTCGCGGTCGTATTCCTCGTCGACAAATGCGTACCCGCCGACCGAGAGAACGTGGCGCCCTGTCTCGTCGCCGACCGGAAGTGCCCAGGCCTCGCGCAGCACGATCACATCAGTGCAGTCGATCTCCGAGCCGAAGTAACAACCGTTGGACGACTTCGGCGCGCGCATGATAGCCGACACTGCTTCTTTGTTATCCTTGTACTTGTCGATCATAACGTCGCGATTGACGAATATGCGGATTCCAAGGTGCAGCGGTGTCGCGCCTGCGTTCAACTCGTTGTCGTCGACGACGACTTCGTCGCAGAGTACGCGCGTGACTTCTATCTTCTTCTTGCTGACGTCTACGTCGACTTTTAGAAACGCAGCGCCCCACATGCGGCAGTCGGCGCCGCACTGTTCGATAAGGGGCCACAGTTTCAAGTCGTAAAAGGCTGCGTCGAGAAAGTGCGTAAGCTTCTTTGACTTCGCGCGCACCTTGTTGTCACCGTCGATCGGCGAGATGAACAGGAACGGGCGATGCGAGTAGACTCGCGCGTGCAGCGCATCGGAGCACTGCGCAAGCACGTTGTCACGCGGAGCTGCGAATCGCGCGCGCGACCAGTATGCCGTAAGCGCCGACGGGCGCGACGTCGACGAATAGTTGTATGTCGTCGGACCAGCTTCGCGCCCCGTCATGTAGCGGTAGTAGGTCAGGTTGGCCCAGCGTTGCGGCCACATGACCCGCTCGATCGAATCCATCCACGTCGTTAGCCGCTCGGCGACCGGCGCGTTACCCTGACCATCGTTTTCTTCAAGGCGTGCCGCAAGCCAGAAAAGTCGTGAGTCGTCCTTCCGCGCCTTGCTGCCCTTGTCCGGGTCGGCGATGACAGTGATCGCCATCAGCTAACCTCGTTCGCGTCGTACTTCGGCACGTTCAGCAGCGTGTCGAGCGGGTTTAGCGGCGAATCGCCCACCGGCACGTCGGTGCCCGGAACGAATTCGACGCGGCGCTGTGGCTCGGCGGCTTCCTTCGGCGTGGCGCCTTTCGGCGGGGCAAACTCAACCGAGGAAAGGCGCCCATCGGGGTAAAACGCGGCGCGCACCACGCCCTGTCGCTTGAGGACCTCTAGCGTGCGTCCAGTGTTTGCCACCGTGCTCAGTCAAGCACAATCGCCCGTTCCTGTCAAATGGGTGTACGGCGCGTCATAGCTTAGGTGCGCCGCCGTACCTCGTCGCGTCCGGTTCGAGCTCCAACCCATCGCCGACGCGATAGCCGTAGTTTGCGCCCGCCGGTTTCGGCGCGAAGTCTTCGCGAAACTTGCGCTCGACACGCTGCAGGTGCGTCTCGGGCTTGGGCACGTCCAGGGGCTTGAAATGGAAGTACTTCGGTAGCGTATAGACCGCCGCGTCGCTGGCGTCCGGGTGGTGCTGCGGGT